TGTCTAATGATAAAGGCACATGGTTTGGTTGGGAAGTTAGTAAAGTCGGTCCTATAACTGACGCAAGTACGTATCAACAAGCAAAAGCATTTTCAGAAAGTATTTCTAAAGGTGCAGTAAAAGCAAAACACGTTGAACCGAAAGTAGCAGAGAAAACTAGTATTATATAATCCCCTCGGGGTATGTGTACACAGTGTGGACCGGGAGGGAGACTAAACGGTCCACTCAGACAGGATAGATATGGAAAAAAAGTATATAAAGTTCTTTGAAGGATACCGGCTGGCTTATGGTGTAGCAGATATGTCTACACTAAAGGTTGACCCAGAAAGCGGAAAGCAAAAACCAGATTACAGATGGAATGATGAAAAACTTACAGAACAAGTATATTTAAATCATTTAGCAGGAACTCAATCAATAGGGGTTCAACCTTGTAATGAAGATTCAAACGCAAGGTTTGGTGTAGTAGACGTAGACCCAAAAAATTACACTGACTTTGATAAAAAATTCTTTATAGATATAATACAAAACTATAACCTACCTTTGATACCAGTATTATCTAAGAGTGGTGGACTTCATTTATACTTATTTATGTCTGAGTTTGTACCGGCAGTATTGATTAGATCTTTTTTAAGTAATCTACTACCATTATTTAAATTAAAACCAGACTGTGAAATATTTCCTAAACAAACACAACTAACTAAAGATAACGAGACAGGACAATTAAATAAAGGTAACTTTATAAATCTACCTTATTTTAAAAAATCTGAAAGAGTTGCAATAAATATAGATGGTAAGGCTTTCACATTTGAACAATTTATAGAAGTTGTAGAAAGTAATACAGCTACACCAGAGAAATTAAAAACAATAACAGAAGGTATAGAACAAAAAGATTTAGAAGGTGTTGATGCAGAATTTGATGATGGTCCACCGTGTCTAGCTCATCTTAGCAAGATAATGAGGAATCCAGGGTTTGATGGCAAGGACAGATTTATGTATAATTATCATGTGTTTGTAAAGATGAAGTATGGAGATAACTGGCAGCAGAGAGTCATGAATGCTCCAGTGAAATATTTTGAACCTGTACATGCAAACGCTTGGGATCAGTCGGCTTTAAATTCTAAAGTTAGATCATGGGCTAAATCTGAAAAAGGTTATACTTGTACTCAAAGCCCTCTAAGTGATTTTTGTAAAAAAGGTATATGTGTTAAAAAAAAATTTGGTATACTTGCAGGATCAAAAGGATCTTATCCTGTGTTGTCTAATTTAAGAAAGATAGATCTTGACCCAGAACCAGAGTATGAATTTGATGTTACTAAACCAGATGGAGAAAAAACTGCCACGGTACATTGTAAATCTATTGAACACATTACCGATCAACGTAAACGTAGAAATTCTATAGCAAGAGCCGCAGGGTTTCCACCACCAATAATAAAAGCAGCTGAAGACCAGACTGTTTTAGAGGCTTTGTTTGGAACACAAACAGTAATCAATCCTCCAGTAGGGACTTCACCTAAAGAAAAACTACATGATGTAATTCATGCAAAGATTAATGGACCTAAAGCTATGAATGATGCTGCATTTAAATCGGGTACTGTATTGATTGAAGATGGTCATGCTTATTTTAGATTTGAAAAATTTTACGACAAACTTAAGGCTAAGAATTGGAAATACTCTGAAGATAAAACTGGAGTAATGATGACAGCAGGCTATGAAAAATGCCGTATAGAGTTTTTAGAACAGAAGAGATTCCCTACAAAAGAAAAAGGAAAATATAATACTCCTACTAAGAATGTTGTTAAAATTAGTGTTGATAATTTTGAAGATATAAAAATTAACCATACAATAATAAAACACAATACGGAGATTATGTAATGCCATTAAATAAACATTATTTAAAATACATAGATTATTATACACAATACAATGTTTTAAATAGAGATAGAATTAAAAAAAGAAATAAAAAAAAGAAAGAACACATAAAAAAAATAAAAAGAGCATGGTATTTAAAAAATAAAAAAACTATAGCCCTTAAACAAAAAATGTATAGAGATAATAATGAGCGTTAGAAAAATATACGGGCCTCCGGGAACAGGGAAAACAACTAGACTAATTAACTATGTAAAAACTTTAGTTAAGTTTGGTACACCAATAGATAAGATAGGTTATTTTGCTTTTACAAAGAAAGCTGCAGAAGAATCTATCGATAGAATGTTAAAAGTATTTCCTAAGTATTCTGAAAAAGATTTAAAGTATTTTAAAACTTTACATTCACTGGCTTTCACAGAACTAGGTATGAAGAAAAGTAATGTTATGCAAGACGAACACTACGAAGACATTGGTAGAAAACTGGGTATAGAAGTTACAGTTTATTCTAATGGAGAAGACAAAACTGGTTTTGTTGATTCAGACAGTGAATACTTTAACATTATTAATGCATCAAGAATTAAAGAAAATACAGTAGAAGAAGAGTATAACACAGATCTTTATTCTCAGGACATCGACAAGCATCAATTAAAAATATTAAAAGATGAGTTTGATAACTACAAAAAAGCTTTTGGTCTGGTAGATTTTACAGATATGATTGAAAAATTCAATGTGTCCGAATTGTGTCCAAAATATGACGTAGTTTTTGTTGATGAAGCTCAGGATTTGTCGCCAATACAGTGGAGAATGTATGATATATTAAAGAAAAACTCTAAACATATTATCTTAGCCGGTGATGATGATCAAGCAATTTATGGCTGGGCTGGTGCAGATGTTGCAAGGTTTCAAAACGAACCTGCAAAAGAAAGGTTTTTAAAAAAATCTTATAGAATTCCTAGTAAGATACAGGACATTGCAAACTGTATTTTAAATAGAATACCAGATAATAGAAGAGTTAAAAAAGATTGGGCACCTAGACCTGAAGAAGGTTACATAGAATATATAACTTCAATAGAAGATATTCCTTTGCACTCTGGAGACTGGTTAATACTTGGCAGAACTAATTATAGACTTAAGAATCTAGTACCGCAGCTAAGAGAAAGAGGTTTGTATTTTGAAATAAAAAATAGAAAAAGTTACAATGCTCGACTTTATAGATCAATACAAGATTACTCACGTTGGACTAATGGTGCTCTGTTATCAATATCAGAATGTAAAGACCTGTTTGAATTTTTAGAATTAGATAAACAATTAAAAGAAGAGCGTATGTATGATTTAAAAGAATTCGGCTTTAGTTTTACAGATCCTTGGTATGAAGTATTTAAAGCTGAACCAGAAGAATGTTTATACATTAGAGAAATGATGCGTAATGAAGAAAAATTAAAAGAAGACCCAAGAATTAAACTTTCAACTATACATGCAGCTAAAGGTGGTGAAGCAACTAACATTTTAATTATTTTAGATAACACTAAAAAAATAAGAGAAGCAATTGAAAAGAACCAAGACAAATACGATGAAGAGCAGAGAGTTTGGTATGTAGGGGTTACCCGTACAAAACAAAACTTATATATAATGACAGCTAAAAAGGAGGCAAATGGTTATGACATCTAAAGCATACGATAAACAAATTGGTGGTTCGCATTATCAGAACTTTAAAATACAGCCGAGTAAATTTGTGATAGAGAACGAATTGCTTTATCCAGAAGGTTGTGCTATAAAGTACATAGTCAGACACAGACTGAAAGGTAAGAAACAAGACTTAGAGAAAGCGATTCACTTTATAGAAATGATAATTGAAAGGGACTATGGAGCCAAATAATCATATACCATTTTACATGGGGCTATTCACTTGCCTATTGATTCTTTGCTACCTAACATTATGAAAAAATTTAGTATCACTAAAAAACAAATGGATCTTTTTAATTTTATTAAAGATTATATTGATAAAAACAACATGGCACCTTCTTATGAAGAAATGAAAAAAGGAACTGGTTGTACAACTAAGTGTACAATTTTTACAAAAATAAATCAATTGCAGGCAAGAGGTTGGATAACAAAACTACCTGGAAAAAATAGAAGTATAACAATAATATGAAAATACCTACATTTAGTGCCCAGACAGAATGGGTAATACCTACAGAGCTACCAGACTTAACTAAGGTTGATGAAATTGCTATTGACTTAGAGACAAGAGATCCAGACTTAATTAAAAAAGGATCTGGAGCAATCATCGGTAACGGAGAAGTTATTGGGATAGCTGTAGCTACATCAAACTACAAAGGATACTTTCCTATAGCTCACCACGGTGGTGGTAACATGGACCGTAAGATGGTTTTAAAATGGTTTCAAGATCTTTTAAATGCACCATCAACTAAAATATTTCACAATGCAATGTACGATGTATGTTGGATCAGGGCACTGGGACTACAAATTAAAGGCAGGATTGTTGATACAATGATAGCCGCAGCTGTGACTGATGAAAACAGATTTAGATATGATCTTAACAGTTTGTCATGGAAGTATAATGGCTATGGTAAGAGCGAAGCAGGCCTAAGTGAGGCAGCAGCACAATGGGGGATAGATCCAAAGTCTGAGATGTATAAACTACCTTCACTTAATGTTGGTGCTTATGCTGAACGTGATGCGGAAGCTACGTTTGGTTTATGGCAAGAGATGAAAAAAGAAATTACTTCACAAGATACACAATCTATCTTTGATCTTGAAACAGATCTGTTTCCATGTCTAGTTGACATGAGATTCAAAGGTGTAAGAGTTGATGTTGAAGGTGCACAAAAACTTAAGAAGACTCTAATACAAGAGGAACGAGATATACTGACTGCAATAGAAAAGGAAACAAATATTAGACCACAGATATGGGCCGCAAGAAGTATAGCAGAAGTCTTTGAGAATTTAAAGATACCCTTTGATAGAACAGAGAAGACTGATGCACCAAGTTTTACTAAAAACTTTTTACAAGAACATGAGCATCCTGTAGTCAATATGATTGCTAAGGCTAGAGAAGTTAACAAAGCACACACAACTTTTATAGATTCTATTTTACGTTATGAACACAAAGGTAGGATACATGCAGAGATTAATCAGCTTAGAAACGCTGGCGGTGGTACTGTAACAGGAAGATTCTCTTATCAAAATCCTAACCTACAACAGATACCTGCACGTAATAAAGATTTAGGACCTAAGATCAGATCATTATTTATTCCAGAGGAAAATCATAAGTGGGGTTGCTTTGATTACTCACAACAAGAACCAAGACTAGTTGTACACTACGCAGCATTATATAAGTTGCCCTCAGTGTACGATGTTGTGGACGCTTACAACGATGACTCTAACTCAGACTTTCACCAGACAGTAGCTGACATGGCTGAGATTAAAAGAACACAAGCTAAGACAATCAACTTAGGTCTGTTTTATGGTATGGGTAAAGCTAAACTACAAGCAGAGTTAGGTGTATCTAAAGAAAAAGCTAATGAGTTATTTAATACCTATCATGGTAAAGTACCATTCGTTAAACAGCTAATGGAGAAGGCTTCTAACAGAGCACAAGATAGAGGACAGATTAGAACTTTACTTGGCAGACTATGTAGATTCCATCTATGGGAACCAAACAGTTTCGGTATGCATAAAGCTATGTTGCATGAAGATGCACTCCAGGAACATGGACCAGGAATTAAAAGAGCCTACACTTATAAAGCATTAAACAAATTGATTCAAGGTAGTGCAGCTGACATGACTAAGAAAGCTATGTTAGACTTACATAACGAAGGTATTGTACCACACATACAAATTCATGATGAGTTGTGTGTATCTATAGAAAATGACGCACAGGCAAAAAAGATAATTGAGATCATGGAGAATGCTGTTACATTGGAAGTACCAAACAAAGTTGACTACGAACACGGAATTAACTGGGGAGCAATAAACGACTAATGGCTTATTTAAATGCAAACATACCGATAATAGAGTGTTACGTTAGAGGTAACTTTTTAAGAGATCAAAAAGATTCACACGATAAATATTTTGACTGTTCAATCTTTGGCTTTAGTTCTATTCCAAACAGAGTACCTATGTTTCATTTCTTAATGGAAGATGGTGGGTTATGGTGGCGAGCACCTATCTCAGCTTTCTGTAGTAAACCTGGGGTAAAAGAATTACCACTTGACGAGATAGTAATGTGGGATAGTTTTAGTTATAACGTAAGTGTTACAACTTTTTATGAACTAGCTGGTGCTACCATGCAATATATATCTAGACGTAAAGTAAAACGTAAAGGTAAGTATCTTTTTACAATAGATTGGTGCGCAGGAGACTTCAATGAATTAAATTTTGGTTATGCTGAAAAACCAGATCAACATAAATGTGGCCATGTATTGGAATTAGAAGATGGAAACTATGCAATACAGCCAAATAATAGACTTAAAATGTTTGATGCTTCTATGGGTGTTGACGTATCAAAAACCTTGATTAATAGATTAGTAAGTAGTAAGATATATTCTGTAGAAAATTCAGCTAAATGGATTACAGACGAGCATGAAGAAGGCAGTTATGACTACCAGCTGAGAAACATTGAGGAAGATGATGATTGAAAAATATTTAGATAAATTAATGGTTTGGCAATTACACAACAGAACAGAGATTATTATCGCTGTTGTTGCTTTTCTGATTGGAGCTATACTTTTTTAGTAAAGGATTTTATGCCATATGAATATTGCAGAACTGTTCAAAAAGAATTTTGTATTAGTACC